TACAGGTTCCAGCATTACGCCTCTAGCACCTCTTGCACGATCACGATTCCGTCGGCCCCGGCCGCTCCGGCTCCGCCTGCGCCAGCGCCCTCACCACCGCCCCCACCTCCAGCACCCCACGAGCCAGCAGCAGGCGCGGAACCGGCGCCGCCAGTACCGGCCGCTCCAGCACCTCCGGCGCCACCAGGACCGCCGTACCCACCGGCACCGCCGCCGCCGCCACCTTGCGTCCCGTTGCCGGCCCCACCGGCCCCGCCGGGCTGGCCGGTTGGCGAAACGCCACCATTCCCGCCGTTATTGGTCGTAGCTCCACCGCCGCCGGCTGCACCTGTGTTGCTGTACGAGGCACCGCCGATTTGCGAGGCATTCGAGCCGTTTCCTCCAGACGCCCCGGATGTTCCGCCGGTAGGGGCCGTGAATCCTGATGGCGCCCCGCCTGTAGCTCCGACGCCCGTATTTGGAGCGCCAGTCCCGCCAACGGCGGTAAGGTTGCCAAACGTCGAGTTTCCGCCAGTATTGCCCGTTAGGCCGGAGCCAACACTTGCGCCGCCAGCGCCCACCGATCCAGCCGTCGTCGTCGCGCCATTTCGCGGGAACCAGATCGGGCCGACAGTTTGCCCCGCTCCCCCTCCCCCGTTTCCCCTTGTGGCAGTCGTTCCACCCGCCCCACTGCCTCCTCCGGCGACGATCGTAACCAAGGCTCCGGCGGCGTCCGCCGACCAGGGATGTGTGAACGCGCCGGTCGTCGTGTAGACGAACGCGGGCGTGTTGTTCGCCGGCTGCGCCTCCGGCAGTACATGCACACACGTCACGAGCGCTCCTCCCCGCTCAGCGTGATCGTGACCGCCGTCGACGTGTCACACAGCGCTTGCACCGTCATGCCCTTGGTCATCACCCACGCGCCCTCGTCGAAGCACAGCACGTAGGTCTGGCCGGCCGAGATCGACAGGTCGTAGACGATCGCGTTCGAGGCCGCAGCGCTGCCGCCGCTGGCGACGTTATGCACGCGGACCTCGGCCGCCGCCGCCGACGTGTTGCACAGGACGACCCCGCGCACCATCGTGACCGTGTTGTCCGGCTGCTCGGGAACGGTGTAGTACGTCGCGGCGCTCGTCGTCAGATGCAGCGTCGGCGCGTTGCTCCCCTGCGTCAGCGGCTTGAACGCGCCGATCACTTGAACCCCTTAAGCGCCGCCCAGCCGGCGAGCGCCGCAGCGCCGACAGTAACGAACCATCGGATAAGCGACCCGCCGATCTTCGACGCCTTGAAGTAGGCGTCGATCTCCGCGAGCGTGCGCGCAAGGTCGTCGAGCCGCCGATCCTGGTCGTCCATTCGCGCGTCGACGTGCGCGCGCAGCCCGGCGATATCGACACAGCCCGCGGCCGGATCGCAGTCGGTTCGGCGCCGCTCGGGGCCTGGGTATCGAGTCGGGTGCATGGTCAGTATGTCGGGTCGCCGACGGACCAATGGAACTGAAGCGTGTTCCCGACCGCCGTGCTGGCGTTGCCGGTGGTTGTGATGTTCGCGCTGTGAACGCTCGTTGCGATCGCCGACGACGAACAGTCCGCCCCAGCCGTGGCGTCGCGTACCTGCGCATTCGCCGCGCTGGGGTTATAGAGCGTGCCGACCAGCGTTGACCCAGCGCGCTTTTCGACCTCGAATCGAACCGCGGTCAGCCCCTGCGCGGTGGCGCCAGCCTTCCCGGCCTGGGCGACGTGGACGTTCGTCGTTCCTAGGTTCTGCGCCGGGGCGATGTTCGTTTGAAACGACTGCTCGTAGTACCGCTTGCACAGCCGCAGAATCTCCCCGAACGGCCGCACTTCAAACGTCGTCACGATGTTGCCGAAGTCCGACGTTTCGAGCTGAACGCGCTCGATCGTCACGCTGTCGTCTGCTCCGGCGACGCCGGAAGGCGTCCACGAGAACCGAACCGCAAGTTGTAGCGTGCTCGAATCCGCCGCGGCGTTCAGCGTGAACTGTGTCAGAGTCGTCGACAGCGTAACGCTTGTCGTGGCCAGCACCGTCTGGCCGGTGTACCCGTCCAGCACGTTCTGATCACTCGTGTTTCCGCGGATCACCTCGGCCGTCAGTTGGCCGCCGGAGTAGTTCGCGCCGGCCTTGGCGTAGAACGACAGCGTCAGGTAGGGCAGTTGCAGTTTCAAGTCGCTGATGTTGGCGTACTCCAGCGACTGCGCGAGATACATGATCGCGGTCGAGGCGTTCGCGTTGTCGCGTTGCCATTTGCACGCGTAGGCGCACTGCGCCCCCGTCTGCCGCGACACGGTGTAGCCGGTCGCCGACGATGCCCGCATCGCCCACCAGCAATCCGCCGTGCGAATGCGCGCCGCCGTGCCGGTGAAGGACGTGCCCGACTGCCACACGTCGAAGCCGCCGTTGATGAGCACATTGCGGCGGAACGCGGAGCCAGCGGAGACGTTCAGTAGCTGCGTCAGGTTCACAGCATCGTTAGCCGCGGTCCCGTTCGCCAACCCAGTGATCTTCCGCGAGTTCCACGAGATATCGGCCGTCGGCGGCGTCTGCCCATCGCGCGTCAGGCAGTTTTCCAGTCCGCCCTTGTAGTTGTCGAACTCCGCGTCCATCCGGCTCGCGATGATCTTGATAGACGCGAGCTTGTCCGCCACCCAGTTGTGGACTCGATCGAAAACGCCGCTACCGTTCCAGGCCATGTGTGCTACCTTCCCGCCGTGACCGGCCTCGTGATGTTCTTCAAGCCCCTCATCGCGCTCGCGGTGTTCGGGCTGGTCATCGTCCCGATCAAGGTGCTCGTCCTGCGGTACGCATCGCCCAAATGGCGCGCGATCCTCGGGGCGCCGATGTCCCAGCGGCAGATTTGGACAACCTGGGCCGCGACGATGGGGATCGTGCTCACGTACGCCTCATTCGCCGGCAAGCTCTGGTAGCGCGATCGCGCCGGACCGGCCCAGAGCCTCGACCAGAGGCTGCTCATCCAGCGCCAGGCGGCGCATGGCCGCGGCCAACGCGGACGGTTGGGCCATCGACTTGCGCAGCGACTTCTCGGCCCCGCGGACGGTCGAATCCCGCAGCGCGCGCGACAGGTAGACGCTGGACGCGACGCGCGGCCCGAGCAGCGACGCCGCGAGCGCCGCGGTCCCGCCCATCGCCGCCCCAGACTCACCGCCTCCGGCGTAGCCCGCACCGGCTCCGGCCAGCGGGATCGTCCCGGTCAGTAGCTGGCGCATGAACTGGTTCTGCGCGGTGCCAGAGTTCGGCCCCTCGCGACCGATCAGCCGGCCGAGACGCGCCACTTCCGCCAGCTCTCCGCCGAGGTTGTCCTGCGACGCTACGCGCTGCGCGACCGACATGGGCGATACCGCCTCGCCCCGCGCCTCCGCGCCGCGCAGGAGCGGCTGCAGCGTCTTGAAGTTCCGGTACTGGCCCCGCGCCTCGCGCATCGCATCCTGCGCTCCCTTCGGGGCGCTGCGGTCGAACGCCTCATCCAACGCCCGCTGGATACCCTTGAGCGCCCCCTTCAACTCGGCGTCCTGCGTGCCTTGCGCCCGCGCGCCGATCCGCGAGCGCCACCGCTGATAGTCCTGCCCGACGAACCCCGCCATCGGAATGTCGTCGATGTACTGCTGCACGATCGCGCGCTGGTCCGGCGACAGCAGCCGAAAGTGCTCGTCCTGCACGCGCACCAGGTCGTCGACCAGCTTCGCGTCCGTCTTGATCGCGACGTTCGCCGCGGCGTTTTCGATCCGGCCGCCGATCTGCTTGGCGATGTCGTCCGTCATGCCTGCGGCGACGGTCGGCTCGGACTTGACCCCCATCGTGCGGAACAGGTCGCGCCCCCACGTCTCGCGCTGCGCCCCGCGCCGCTCGGCCATCGGCCCGGACGACCCAGGCAGGCTCGCCAGTTGCGTCTCGGCCGCCTGCGCGGATTTCGACTTGGTGACCTGCGCCGGCGTGAGGTCGTAGCCGCGACGCTCGGCTTCGCGCACGATGGACAACTCGTCTGCCGACAGCGTCGGGACGCCTTTCTTCCCGCCCTGGAGCCAAGTCGCGAGCTTGTTCCCGAGCGCTTGCCCCGCGCCACCAAGCGCGCCTGACGCGAGCATGCCGACAAGCCGCTGCGCCTCGTTGTCGGTCGGCGAGAGCGCTCCCAATGCGGTCCCGAGCGCCGCGGCACCCCGAACGGTGCCAGTCGGCAAGAGCGCAGTCGCCGCCAGCGTCGTGAACCGACCGACCTTTGCGCCGGTGTCGGACTCCAGCCGCCGGTTCACGTCCTTCGCCGTGGCGTCATCGCGCTCGAATCCGGCCATCGTCTCCGGCGAGACGAGCCCCATCGCCGCCAGCGGCCGCGTCACCGCCTGCCGAATCCCGCGGCCGGCGTCCATGAACTCCGCGCCGGCGCCGACCAGCGCGCGCTGCCAGCCCGGGAGCCCGTAAAGCGGGTCGTTGCGCGGGTCCGGTGCTTCCTGCTGGGCAGCACCGCCGACGAGACGGCGCACGGTCGCCTGGATCACGCCCGGATCGGTGTCGTCCGGGAACTCCAGCGTCCGCCCGTCGGCCAGTTGCGCGGTGATCGTCACGGGATCAGGTTCCCCTTGGCGTCGAAGCGCAGCACCCTGGGCGCGCTCGAGGGGGCGGACGGCGCCTCCCAGCCGATCATGTCGCCGTGCTTCCGGTAGTGCTCTGACGCCGCCCGGTAGCCGCTTTCGATCTTCGCGATGCGCGCCTCCAGCGCGTCGTAGATCTGCCGCCGCGCGGCCGGAGTTTGCATCCGGCTCGGCAGCGAGTTCAGCAGTTGCTGCAGCTCGCGGTCGGACTGCGCGCCGGGGAAGTTCTTCGCGATCCCCTGCACCATCTTGCTGATCTCGGCGTCGAACGTCTGCGAGTTGGCCAGACGCGCCGCGTCGAGGTTCGAGCCCGGGATCGCCGAGTTGGCGAAGTTCGCGAATCGCTTCCAGACCTCCTGCGCGGGGCCGTTCATCACCCCCGAGTCGTCGAGCTTGCGCATCTGCGCGACGATCGGCCGAATGTCCTGCGCGCCCTGAAACGCCTTGGTGATCTCCTCGTAGCGCGCCGCGCCCCCGGTGATCTGCGCCTCGCGCTGCTTCTTCTTGCCGGCCGCGTCGACCTCGATCCCAGCCTTCTCGCGCTCGACGTCCATCGGCGCCGGCCCGGTCCCCAGCGCCGCAGCGCCCGCACGGTTCGCCTCGGCGATCGCAGCCTCCACCATCTGGCGGACCTCGTCGGGAGAGCCCTCGAAGTTCACCTTGATCTTCCCACCTCCCGCCGGTTGAGCCCCTCCAGGCGCGCCCGGCAACTGGCTTGCGAACGCGGTGACCGGCTCGCCACGCGGGCCACGCGTTTCGACCGTCTTGAAAGGGAACCGCGCCCGCGCCGCGTCGATGCCCGCGTTCAGGTCGTGCGCCTGCCCGGTCGCCAGGTCGTAGAACACCCCGCCGTCGAGCTTGCCGATCACGCGCCCCTGTCGCGTGATGACGCCATCCTTCACCGACACCTTCCGCGCCTCCAGTTCCGCCGTGGCAAGCTTGGCCATCGGCTCCGCGGGGTCGAGCACGGCCGCCATCGTGATCAGCTTCCCGTCCGGCACATTGGCGAGCGGCGTCCCGGTGCTCTGCGGCGCCATCGCCGCGGCGACGGCGGCCTTCCCAGGGCCGCCCTGCGACGGAATCCCGGGCCCGGGGGCGCCCTGCGACGTCGCGGCAGTCGCGGACGGCATCGGCGCGTTCAACTTCGCGTCCAGGTCGTTCAGCAGGTTCCACGAATCGCGCCGCTTGAGCGCCCGCGCGATGAGTTCCTGCGGCACCCCGGCGGTCTGCGCCCGGGCCGCCCGGCGCCCGATCTCGTCGTCCGGCAGCGACGTTCCAGCACCGACGATCCCTTCCATCGCGCCGGCGAGCTCGCTCTCGTACGCCCCCAGCGCGGCGGACTCCTCGTTCCGCAGCGCGTCCAGCGGATCGCCGAACAGCCCGCGCGCGAGCGTCCCGCCGAGCCCGCGCAGGTTCGGCACGTAGTACCCGCCCACCATCTGGCCGGGGCCTTCCTCGCGCTGCCGCAGCGCCAACGCCAGCGCCCGGCGCGAGTTCACGTCGCCCAGCATCGACTGCAACGCCAGAGGAGTCATCCCGGCCATGTCTCGCTCACGGATCGAAGTTGAAACCCAGATCCCACGACGGGTCGAATCCGACCCAGTCGCCCCAGTCGCCATTGATCACGTCCTGCCCCCATGACGGATCGCTGTAGGCTTCTCCCGGGTCCATCGGCGGGTTCATCAGGTTGTCCAGCCACGAGCCCGACCCGTTGCCGCCGAGCATCGGCCCCAGCAGCCCCGTCAGCGGGTTCGAGCCGCTCGAATTCCCGCCCAGCGCCGAACCCAGCGCCCCATTCAGCGTCGGGCCCAGCAGATCAGACAGGCCCGCGATCCACGCGTTGCGCCGCGCCGCGTCGTCGTCCTGCGTGTTCAGCCCGAGATCGAAACTCGGCACCATCGTCCCAGTCGGCAACCCCGCCTGCGCGATGCGCAGCCACTCCATCGGCACCTGCTGCGCCGCCATGTTCTCGCCGAAGCCCTGACCGCGCAGACCGAACTGCTGCCCGAAGTCCGCCCCCTGCGCAGCGTTCCAGTTCTGCAGGTCCTGCTGCGCCTCGGCGCCCTGCATCCCGCGCACGCGCAGCGCGTCGGACAGCATCCGCGTCTGCTCCGCGCCGCCGCCCGCGACCGCGTCACGCACCGCCGCCTGGTAGGCGTCCGTCCGGCCCTCGCCGAACGTGCGCATCGCTTGGTCCCAGCCCTCCGTCCCCGGAACGAAGCCCTGATCGCGGAGCTGATTCTCGAGCCCGGTCTGCGCCAGGTCGTAGCGCCGGTCGGCGCGCGAGGCGAAGCGGTCATAGAGCGAGTCCTCGACCCGCTGACGCTCGCCGCTGAAATCGTCCCAGCCGGGCATCGGCGCCATGCCGGAGCGGTCGTAGCCGGTCTGCATCGGCTGGCGCCCCACCGCCGACAGGCCAGCAAACGGGTTTGCCGTCTCCATCCCGACGCCCGCGTTCTCGGCCGCGATGCCGTAGACGTCGCGCTGGCCCTGCCGCTGCATGATCTGGGCGTAGAAGTCGCCCAGGATGCGCGGATCGTAGTTCGTCGTGATCGTGTTGCCGTCCCAGTTCGTCGAACCGAGGCCGGATTGCTGATTCACGCGCTGCGTGGGGTATGCCATGTCACACCATCCCGCCGAGGCGATAGGTCCAGTCCGTCGAGTACCACGAGAGCGAAGCGCCGTTCGTGTTCACCAGCACGACGAGCGCGGCGCAATGCCCGATCCCGCCGTAGGTCTGCCAGTCCTGCGAGATCGCCGCCGCCTGATCCCAAAACACCGTGTCCCAGTCCGGCACATCCCACGCCGCGCCGGACGTCACCGTGAGCGCGCCGGTCGGCGACAGGTCCTGCGACCCGAAGTCGACGTCGATGTAGATCGCGCCTTGAACCGTCGTCGCATCGGTGAGCAGCGTCAGCCGCGCGAGCGTCCATTGCTTCAGGTAGCCTCGCGCGCCGAAGTAGTGGTAGGCTTGCTTCGCGCGATACGGGATCGTCGTCGAGTCGTCGGAATAGCCGGTGTCCGCGGCGTACACCACGCCATCGACGCCGCCGAAGTACAGGGCGCCGTTGAGAAGCGACCATGACCTAGCGTTCTGCCCGGTGAAGCGGCACCATTGCCGGGTCTGCACGTTCATCACGTACTGGTGCATCGGCCGCGATGTCGCCGTGCTCGCGTAGCTCGACTGCGGCACGTTGACGAGGATGTAGCGCCCCGCCGGGTAGTAGATCGCCTGCCACCCGGGCTCGTCCTTCCAGTCGGCCGCCGCCTCGTAGAACGCGCGCCTGATCTTGTCGGTGACAGGCACCGCCGGCTGCGCCAGCGATTGCTGGAACAGGGATTCCACCGCCACGAGTCCGTCGACCGTGATGACGAACAGCGACGATCCGTAGCGCAACAGGCACTTGCGACCGATCGGCGCGGCCGTCTTGTAGATCCCCGCGAGCCTCCACGCAGAGGCCGACGACGGATCGTTCCCCGCGAACATGAGCACCTGTCCCTCGGACGTGACGGCGACGAGCATGTCGTCGATGCCGTCGCCGGCGTCGACGGTCCACGTCCCGCAGGCCACCAGATAGCCACCGTCCTTCGCGATGCCGCCCAGCGCGAGCCGCTTCGCCGTCCCCGAGATCGCGTCGCGGTCGAGATACCACAGGTTCAGACTGTTCTTTTCGATGAAAAACAGCCGGTAGCGGTAAGACGCGACCGAGACGAGATTCGCGGCCGTCACGCCGCTGATCGAGGGTGCGGCCCACGTCGTGCCGTTGTAGTGACAGGGCGCGTTCTCGCCGAGCGCATCGCAGAGGTACAGGTACGCCCCCGCGGTGTTGACGAACATCGTCGACACGTAATCCGCGCGCGTGCCGGTGTGCGCGAGCGTCGTGAACGCGGCATTCGCCGCAGGCGAGCCGGCCGACGTGCAGTCGTAGGCGCGCTTGTTCGTCGCGGACGGAATCGCGAACGCCCACAGCACCTGCGACGACGGCCCCACCCAGGTCGCGAGCGTGTCGATGTTCGACGTGACGCTCGACGGGGTCGCGTGCTCTGAGAACCCGCGCCGACCTTCGACCTTGTCGGTGCCGGGGATCAGGTTGTCGAGGACGATCGCGTCCTCGGGCGCCATGTTCGCGAGCGAATCGCGCGCGTTCCAGCCCCCGATAGGAGCCGGAACGCTCGTCGCCTGCGCCGTGGCTTCGCCGTATGGCATCAGCGCTGCGTGAATCCGAAAAACGGCCGCGCGCCGCCGTAGCTGCCGCGAATCGGCGGCGACGGCGGCGGGTACAGGCGCCGGTTGAGCCCCGCCCAGTCCGGCGTCTGCGCTAGCTGGCCGCCTTGCGGGCCGCCCGGACCGCCCCCCCCTTGGCCGCCGATGATCCCAGGCGGACGCGCCATCGGCACGTCCATCCAGCCATCCGTCGGGATCGAGCCGTACTCGTCGCCCATCCCAGCCGGCATGCTGGCGCCGCCGATGCCGGTGTCGGGCGACGACGGAACCCCGCTCATGTTGCGCGAACGCATCGCCGACGACGGCACTCCGCCGCCGCCCATGCCGCTGCCGTCGTACGGCCCCCCCGTCTTCCCGCCAGCCCTCAGCGCCGCCGCCAGCGCCCGGTTGTTCGCCAGCATCGGCTGGTAGTTGAACGTGTTGCCCGGCGAGACGTACGCCCCGCCGCCCTGCCCGAGCCAGCGACCGCCATCGAACCGCGAGTTGCGCAGATCGCGCGAGTTCAGCCCGACGCGCGACGCCTCGAGGAGCGCCTCGTTCGACAGCGGGCCCATGCCGGCGCGGTCGGCCAGCGCCTGCCGCGAGCTCGACATCAGCAGCCGCGCCCCGAGGTTGTTCATGCCTGCGCCCGCCATGTCCTGTGCCAGTCCCATTTCCGCTCCTTTCACCGATTGCGAAGCGCCTGCGACAGCGCGAACCTACCGATGCCGGTCATCCAGCCCGGCACGCCTGCCAGGCTGCCCAGCGCGCCGAGGATGGCGCCGGCGCCACCACGCGCCCCGCCCTCTGCGAGCCCGCGAGCGCCGCCGACCAGCGACGTTGCCCACGTCGGAGCGCCCAGCGCGCCGATTCCGGCCATCGCCGCAGCGACGAGCGCCGGCCCGACCATGTCCGACCACGACCGCGCGTCCACGTTGGCACCGTGCGTGATCCGACCGTAGTTCTGATCGTCGTAGACCATCGACGGGTCGAACACGCGCGTCGAGTCGTCGACCGCTGCGGTACGCGTCACGTCGCCGAAGCGCGTTTGCGGGAGCTTCGACCCGTCCACGTCAAAGCGGAAGCCGCCCGAGCCCTCGTTGTTGGCGCTGTTCGAAATGAGCGACACCGCACCGCGGAACGGATCGCGCGGATTGAACGTCACCGCCGAAGCCGGGACGTTACCGTCCGCCCCCTGCCCGCTCTGGTCGGCCCACGCGAGCCCGCCGCCAGTCGTCCCCCAGCCCGGGTTGTCGCCGTTCGCCTCATTCGGGCCGAACGCGTAGGCCGTGTTCCCGCTGTTGTCGATGTAGCCGTAGACGTCGCGCAGGTCGGCTTTCGACCGCAGCGCCGCGGCGAGAGCCTTCGCATTCACGCGCCGAACCCCGTGTCAGGCACGTTTCGGTAGTCCACCAGCCGCCGCACCCGCGCCCGCCGGCTGTCCAGCGACACCGTCCGAGCCGGGCGCGCCGCGGCCCGACGCACGCCAAGAATGGCGTCGTATTCGGCCTTCGGCGCCATGAACGGCAGCCCCTTAGCCTCCAGGAAGCGCCATTTCACGCCCAGCAGGAACAGCCGGTCGTTGAACAGGTGCGTGTCATCGTCCGCGGCCATCGAGGTCTTCGGGGCGGCCGCGGCACTGCGCGCCCACTCGTTCGCGACCGTCGACAGGACGAGTTCGTCGCCCGAGCTCGTGGGCTCCGGGAAGATTTCGATGGACGAGTCCGATCGCGTGCGCCAGATCCGCCGGATCGGCGTCGCGGTCACGCCGTACTGCCACCCGGCCCACTCGACATCATTGACCGACCCGACGAAGTACCACGAGTTCGTGGCGTCCCACCCAGTTTCCGCGATGATCCGGTTGCAGGTGTATGCACCCGTCAGTTCGTTGGGCGTCACCGTGTAAATCGTCGTGCCGCTGATGAGCGTGATTGTCGCGGTCTGCCGCAGCGCCGGCCATGCGATGTCGTCACGCAGAGCGTCGCCCGTCACGTTCGCGAATGCGACGAACTGCGACACCTGCGCGGTCACCGTACTGACGACGGTCGCCGGGACCGGAAGCCCGATCTCGCGGCAACAGGTCTGGACGACGCCGAGCAGGGTGACGTCGCTCACGCGGCCGCCTTTTCACGGCGCCCTGGCGGCGCCTTGTCCGACAGCTTGTCCAGCAGCGCCGCGAATTCGTCCAGCTTCGCGTTCAGCCGCGCGATCTCATCGTCTCGCTTCGCCAGCTCGGCGGCGAGCCTCTGCGCGTACGCCGAGTCCGCAGCCGCCTTCATGTACGCCTGCGCCTCCGTGCGCAGCCGGTCGAGCCCCATCATCTTCTGGCACACAGAGTCCGACAGCCCGGCCAAGTGTTCGACCGTGAGGATGTTCATCGCCTTCATTTCGGCAACCTGAGAAACCGACACCCGCGGCCATTGCTCGATCGGCGTGCCGCTCGCCGCCTCGGTGATCCGGTTGGTGTAGCGGTGCCACGCCGCCGGAAAGCGCTCGCGGTCCTCGTCGCGCGACTTGCGCTCGACGATCTGGTTCTTGTTGCCGGGCGCCATGATCTTGATCCAGACCTGTTTGTCGAACACCGGCCGCCCCTCTTGCGTCGAGCGAAAAGCGTTCTGTACCGCATGGTCGTAGAAGATGACGAGCAGCTTCGACTCGTCGCCTTGCGGGATCATCTGGCCGTTTTCGGGAGTCGGGTCCACAGGGTTCCTCCTTGTGGTTGATGCAGAAAGGGGCCGGACCCCTTGCGAGATACCGGCCCCGCTTGGGACGCTCTCCCCGTGCTACTCGGGGAACATGCACATGATGATCTTCGCGCTCGCGTCGACCGCGAACGCCACGACGGCGTCGGTGACGAGCGCCGACACGTCGAGCGTGCCGTCCGTCGCGCCGACCGCGGTCAGGGCGTTGCCGTCCGCGCCAGCCGTCAGCGCTGGCGTGATAGTCGCCGGGCCGCGGATCTGGATCCAGCCGTAGCTGCCGTCCGCGATCACGGATTGCAGCACGCCCGCACCCAGCCCCGCCGAGTCCGACAGGTCCGACGTCACGACCGTCGTCGCGCCAGCCGATGCTCCGCCAGGCGCGTAGTAGTAGCAGACGTTGCCAGCGACCGCCGCGACAGGGCCGGCGCCGGTTTCGTACTGCACGTACTTGTAGACCTTGCCGTTCTGGTCCTCGTACTTCGATCCGACCGTGAATTGCGCGGTCGTAGACGTCGCCGTGACGTCGACTCCGATGTCCTGATAGCTCATCGCATCACTCCTTGTAGACGCCCTGGAGGCGGCAGTTCGACGCGGTCATGTTTCCCGCCCAGCCGATGAGCTTGACGACGGCGTCCTGGTTGGTCGCGAAGCGCTCGCCCCGGATCGGCACCATGTTCCGGTCACGATGCGGCCGGAAGAAGATGTAGTCCGTGTTGAGGAAGTACATGTGCGACGCAGGGCACGCGCCGCCGTAGCCACCGTCCAGCACGACTTCGGCGCCGTTGAACTTGATCGTGTCGAAGCCGAGGTTCGCGAGCTTGCCGGTCGAATCGACCACACGCTGGATCGACTGGAGCGAATTCCAGTAGAACGTGTAGTAGTTGTTGTCGGCCAGGATCAGATCCGGCTTGTCGCGCCCGCGGCAGAGCTGAACCCAGAGCTTGTTCATGTAGCCCTGGATGTTCGCGGCCGTGGTCGCAGCGCCGCCGTCGCTCGTCGCGTCGAACGTCGCGTTGCGCCAGAACGACCACGTCGCGCGGTCGATACCGCCGACCGTGCCGGTAGACGGCGAGTCGGCCACGATCAGTTGCAGCCCGCCGATCTGCTTGCCGCCATCGCCGGTGCCGTCCGAGTACATGTCGACGGCGATCGAGTTCGCCATCGACTTCTCGGCGTTCGAGACGCGGGCTTCCAGCAGGTCGATCATCTGCTCGCGGCCGGAGTTCTGCAGCTCCTCCAGGCCCGAGATCGAGACCGCGACCGCCTTCTGCTTGATGTCGAACGAAGCCGACGACATGACCTCGGAAGGCGAGATGTTGAGCGTCTCGTAACCCGAGTAGTTCTTGACGGTCGAGTTCTCGGCGAACTCCAGTTCCTGCAGGATGACGTTGCCACCGCCGAAGGTCTTGATGCGGCCCTTCGTGGACAGCGTGGTCAGAATCGCGTTGTTCTCCGTCACGTTGTCGGCCAGCTTCCGCGTGCGGGACTGGACGACGGTCGTGACGATTTCCGAAAGGTTCGGGACAGCCATGACAGACTCCTACGCCGCGCGTCGAGAGTGCGCCTCGAAGGCGCGCTCGATCGTTCCGCGAAGCGAATCGTCGTTGGGGGACATGACGGCCGCCACAGGGGCGCCGCCACGAGGGGTTGCTTCCGCCGCAGCCTTGCGGGCCTCCGCAGCGCGCCGCGCAGCGTCCTCGGCCGCGATCTCCGCATGCAGGTGGTCCTGCGTGCGAATCGCCAGCTTGTAGGCGTGGTCGAGATCGCGAGCCATGCCGATGTCCAGCATGTTCGCCATCGTCTCCCGCACCTTCTGGTCGTTGATGTACTTGCGCGAGGGATCGCGTGAGAATTCTTCGACCGTCGAGGTTGCCTGCTGCACCTGCTGCCGCACTTGCTGCTGCTCCTGCCCGCGCAGGTGGTTCACCAACGCGCGGACGGTGTTGCGGAGCTCGTCCACCTCGGGCGATGCCTGCGCCGTCTCCGGCTGGCCCGCGACCGCGGACAGATCGACTCCCGCGTGGTGTGCCATGCGCTGGATCGCTGCGGCCTTCTCGGCCTGCGTCCCCTGCGACAGCACGAAATTCAGGTTCATCGCTTCCTGCACGACTTGCGCCGGGTGGACCCCGGCCGCGCGCAGCGACGCCTCGTAGGGCCGGATCGCGCCCCACATCGACGCGCCGAACTTCGCCGCCTCAGCGTTCTGCTGAAAATGCCGCGCGAACTGCGCCTCGCGCGCCTTCACCCATGTGCGCGTGTCCGGCGGGAGCCCAGCCCATGCCTGGTCGCCGCCCGGGAACCCCGGCGGCGGCTTCGGCGCGTCGGCCGCCGGCTCGGACGGCTTGGCGTTCGCCTCGGGCGCAGCAGGCTTGGCGGTTTCGCCAGGGTCCGCGGCCGGCGTTTCCGAGGCCGCGTTGTCCGGCGAGGAGGAGGCGCCGGTCGGAGGCGCGGCCTCGGGCGCCGGTTCGGTGGGCGCCGGCTCGGCCGGCTTCTCCGCAGCATCCATCGCGCTGGCGATCGAGTCGCGCAGGCTGACGTCGTCGTCGTTCTTCAACGGGTTGCCTCCATCGCGCGACGGATGTCCTCGCGCGGGCTGTCGAGCTGGATCGGCTTGCGCGGCGGGAGCCGCTCGTTGCCGACTTCGATCAGGTTGTGCTGCCGCAGGTGCGCCCGGTGCGCAGAGCGCGAGGAGATCCATTCGCCCGTTTGCATCGACCGATAGCCGCCGATGTCCGGCACCGCGAACACGGACGCCGAGACGATCTTCGCGGCGTCCTCGCCGCAGACCCGGCAGGGCTCCGGCCGCGCGCGATCCTCGACGGAACGGTACGCGTCCGTCATGTGTCCAGCCTGGCAACGGTACTCGTAGAGCGGCACGCCGACCAGCGTCGCGCATCGCGGGCGCGCACGCGACACACGCGCCGTCAGCGCGCGCGCCGTAACCGGATGGTGCGCGTTACGACGACAGCAGGAAGGCTCGCGCAGCACGCAGTCGACGAGCCCGGCGCGCGGCACGAAGCGCCCCGATCATGTCGTGCAGGCTCTCGGACGAGTAGCGAAGTTCCTCGCGTTCCTTCTCGCGGCGCTGGGTGCGCGTGGCGCCGTCAGCGATCCGCTCTGCATACCGCTCCAGCACCGACTGGCACGCCTCCAGGTCGCTCAGCAGGTCGGACCAGTCGACGCGCGGGATGCTGCGCGTCGCCCGTTCCTCGATCGGGTGCGCCCGCTTGGCCGCCTTGACGACCGGATCGCGCGGTGCGTCCGCGAACGCCGCTTCGAGCATCCGCCGCAGTTCGTCGCGGTCGATCCTCCGCGTGTCCCGCTCTGGAGTCCGCGGCCGGACCGTGAACCCGGGACCGCCGGACAGGTACGGATTGACGGGCGCGGCATGGTCGCCCCACCATTGACCGGCGACCGATGTCCCGAGCCATTGCCCGAACCACGCCATCGGCTACGTCGCGTCGCGGCCCGTAACCGTGCGCGTTCCGCTGGTGTAGGTGGCCGAGATCCGGTCGGTAGTGCCGTCGAGTCCCTTGAACGTGGGCGCGCCTGACTCAAGCCCGGTTGCGTCGCCCTGCACAGCCGCGGCGATCAGCCGCAGGATCTCGGCCGCGGTGTACCCGGATTCGATCACCTCGGTCCATGGATTCGACGCCGATCCAGCATCGTTGAGCTTCTCGCCCATGGTCA